AAGAACAAAAACAACACTATCAACAAGAATTTGATAGATTGTTGGAGCAACGAGAAGAATTAGTAGCAAAACTAAACGAGACTGTCAAAGCAATAGAACAGGTTCGTGGTGCGTTTGCTGCATTAAATGGTCTTGAATCAGCAGATAAACCACCAAAAAAGAAAGATAAAAAATAATGGAACTTACCAAAGGGATTGAACGAGCAAAGTTTTTAGTATCACGCCTACGTGATGCAGAAATTTTTGCAGAAGAACCATATGTATTGGAAAGACTAATTGAATTGTTTCAGGTAGTAGAAAGTATTGATGCACCTGAATTAGTTGGCTCTGACGATATGTGGGGAAGTGTAGCAGATAATGGCGAAAAAGTCAAAGCTTAAACGAGCTATTGTATTTCCAGATGTGCATTTTCCATTGCACGATGAGAAAGCACTGTCTTGTGCTTTACAGGCAATCGGAATAGTTAAGCCAGACATCTATGTAAACATAGGTGATGTAGGAGAATGGCATAACTTTTCAGCGTGGAAATACAAAGGCAAGAAACTTCCGTCTCTAGAATATCAGATACCGCATTGTGAGCAAGACATCGCAGATGTTAATGATGGGTTAGATATAATAGATAAAGAATTAGATAAGCATAATGTAAAAGAACGACATATGCTTCAAGGAAATCACGAGATATGGATGGATAACTTTGTAGAAAAGTATCCTTATATGAGTGAATACACCTTTCCGATTGCGTGTAGATTAAAAGAAAGAGGGTATAAATACTATGAATATAATGTTCCTTTAAAACTAGGAAAGATTAATTTTATACACGGTAGTTATGCTACTACTTATCACGCCAAAAAACATCTCGAGACATATGGAGCTAACATTATGTACGGACATACTCACGATATTCAACGACACACCTTAACAAAATTAGATGCAGGAACCATTGGAGCTTGGGGGATTGGATGTCTTAAGGATATGTCTCGAGAGAAGAATAAATGGTTACGTGGTAGATTACATAATTGGAACCACGCATTCAGTATCATTACCTTTTTCCCAGGTGGGAACTTCCAAGTAGAAGTCATTGAGATAGTCAAGGGCAAGTGCGTGGTGTGGGGTAATGTTGTTGAAGGCTAATGCATAGAAGAGTTATTAAAGGCGTTCCTCGTTATGTGTTTGATAATGAGGCAGAGTTCAGAGAATCATTTCCTGATGCTGAGTTAGTACAGGATTGGAGAGAGGGACAGCCAAACGATTGGGTATTGACAGATGACGGAAAGGTCACACAGATACTCAGACGAAAGACGATGAAGAATACTACCATCAAAGCTATGGATGATTACTTCATTACTTTGCTTGGTCCCTGCTTTGGTTCTGGTAAGCTAGAAGGAAAGCCTAAAAAAGATTACAACTCTTTTAAAAAGAGAACCAACATTGAAGAAAAGCCTTTGTCTTGGAGAGAGATTCGTTTTGTGAAGATGATAGCACACGGCGAAGTTCCCGTTCAAGCATACTTGGAATGTTTTGAAACGAATAATAAAAACACAGCATCTGTGAAATCATCAGTGTTGTTGAAACAAACTAGGATAAAAGAAGAAGTGGAAAAAGAAATAGAAGAATTACTGACCGATATTGGTGTTGATAAGAAGTGGACTTTGGAAAAAGCCAGAGACATTGTTGATAACCCAGATACATCTGATGCTGTAAAGCTAAGAGCTTTGGAAAACTTTATGAAGATACAAAGTATGTATCCAAAAGAAAAGAAATCAGAACAGCTTTTACTTGGTCAAGCCTTTACTGGATTTAGTAAAGATGAAATATTACAACTAAGCGGAGTAAAGAAGATTGAAAGTGGAGAACAAAAAGATTAATATAATCCCATCTGCTTCAGAACTATCTGATAGAGATGAGATATTAGCTAAAGCTTACAAGGACCTAATCTTTTTTGGGCGTGTATTCTTGCCTCAAGACTTCTTACACAAATCTGAAAGCCCTCAGTTCCACCACGACTTAGCTAAGAAACTAATCCAACATAAACCAGGAGCACGTATTTGTAATGTAATACCTCGGGGTATGGGTAAAAGTATTTTATCTAAAGCTGCGATTATGCATAAGTTTTTATTTGCTCAAGAGGATAAACAAAACTTTATAGCTTGGGTGTCAGAGGAACAAGGTCAGTCTGTAGACCACGTTAAATATATACGACATCACTTTGAAGAAAATGAAATCATTCGTTACTACTTTGGTAATATGGATGGCGGTTCTGTAGGTAAGCGATGGACTGAAAAAGATATTGTCACTCCTAAAGGAGATAGAATTATAGCCAAAGGTTCTGCCCAAAGACTTCGTGGTAGAGCAGAAGTAGGTGTTCGTTATACTGGAATTATTCTTGATGACTTTGAATCCGAGTTAAATACCAAGACGCCAGATAGAAGAGCAGAGTTAAAGAAGTGGATTGTGTCTACTGTATTCCCGTCACTTGAAGAAACACCAGGCAATGAAGGTTGGATATGGCTGACTGGTACGATTGTACACTATGACGCATTCTTGCAAAACATTGTAGATGGATGGAATGATGCAAAAAATAATAACAGAGATTATCCTTGGGACTTAACCTTTCATAGAGCTATTGAAGATGGAAAGCCATTATGGAAAGACCAGTTTCCTTTATCAAAGTTAGAAAATAAAAGAAGAGAATTTATAGAAGCTGGGCTAGTAAACAAGTTTGCCCAAGAATATATGAACGATGCAAGGGACTCAGCGTCTGCTGCATTCAAGGTAGATAGACTTCAATACTACAATCATAAGTTTGAAGTGCGTAATAAGTTTTGTTATTTAGTAGATAATGATGAAGCAATACCAATCAATGTATATATTGGTGTAGACCTTGCTGCTACCGCAACAAAGACATCTGACTATCAAGTGATTATGGTTATGGGTATTGATGCAAACAAGAATAGATACATCATAGATTATTTTAGAGAAAAGATACCAGCGTTTGATATGGCAGAAGAGATTGTTAAGATGGCAAAGAAATATTCTCCAGTAAGAAGAGTTAGTATTGAAACAGTAGCTGCTCAAGAAATGGTACGAGATATGACAAGTAGAATATCTGTGGCTGACAAAAGATTAATGCCAGGTATATTTAAAGGAGTAAAACCTCCGTATGGTATTAAGAAGGAAGATAGATTAGAAACCACACTGGGTCCAATAGTTAATTCAAAAAAGCTATATATTAAAAAACATATGACAGAAATAGTAGATGAGTTGTTTGAACATCCGAAGCCAAAGAATGATGACTTGATGGATGGATTGTATTATGCAGATTACTTTGCTAAAGCACCTAGCAGTACAGCTATAGATGCTAAAAATTTTAAAGACAGAATAGAAAAACAAGTAAACATAAAGAAAAATAAGGTTTATAACTGGATAACAGGTAGTATTGAGTGATAGTTCTTGCTACGACTTTATCAAATTTTGTAAATTTCAGACGATAAACTACATCTTTTTCTAGGGAAAAAATATGGAATATGACAAAAGAGCATTAACTAATCAAGAATTATTTGATAGATATAAGAATGATAGACAGGCTTGGGAGGTTGATGCAAGACAAGATTTAGACTTTTATCTTGGTAATCATTATACTCAATCAGAGTCTAATGAATTAGCATCAAGAAACCAGGCAGATGTTCCAATGGATAGAATATCTCCTGCAGTTGAAAGGCTTAAAAGTATGCTTACTGCTAGACCACCAGCGTTTACAGTCGTTCCAAGAGAGGATTCAGATACATCATTAGCTTATCTTTGGAGAGAGATAATGGGATTTTCTTGGCAAAACTCAGAAGGAGATTCTCAAGTTAAACAAGCTATACACGATTATTGCGTAGTAGGGCTTGGTTTTTTATATGCTTACATAGATTATGATGCTGATTTTGGTAAAGGAGATGTTAAGTTTTCATACCTTGACCCATTCAGAGTGTATGTTCCAGCTTCATCAAGAGATAGATTTTTTACAGATGCAGACAATATTATTCTATCTACTGTTCTAACTGAAACACAAGTATTAAATCTTTATCCAGAGTTGGGCTCAAGTGTAGACCCATCAACTGGAGAAGAAATAGACCCGTTAATAAGTCAAATATCTACGTATACTCACGACCAAGATTATCCAGATAACATAAACAAAAATTCTTTAAATGTTTATACACCTGATACGGTCAAAGGATATACAGAGCAAAATTATAAACGCTTTCAAATCTTAGAAAGATTTACAAAAGTTAAAGTTCCTTTTTATCGTTTGCTTGATAATGAGAATGGTAAAGAGTTTATTGTTGATGAAGCAGACTTTAGAATATTTTTAGAGCAAAATAAACAATTAGTAGAAAATGGTAAAGTAGATATAATACAAGTTTACCAAAATAGAATAAAGGTAATTGCAAGCATTGGTGAGATAGTGCTATAT